TGGACAATATGAAACCGCCCCGTAAGGGGGCTACTGAGCCTCGCCTACATAGTCCCTACATCGAGGGCAAAAATCGCGGCGACGAGGTAGCGCAGCTTGCAGACTCGATCGGCCTGCCGCTTTTACCGTGGCAAGATTTTGTAATTAGGGACATGACCGCCATAGATGAAAATAATATGTTTATTAGGAAAACAAATTTAGTGTTATGTGCAAGGCAACAGGGTAAAACTCATCTCGCTCGTATGATGATGCTCGCGCACCTGTATCTATTCGACTCTAAAAATGTAATTATTATGAGCTCTAATAGATCGATGGCTTTAGACACCTTTAGACAAGTGGCCTACGCTATCGAGGGTAATGACGGCCTAAGCCAAGCCGTTAAACAGATCCGGTTTGCTAACGGTACCGAAAGTATCGAGATGAAAAACGGCGCTCGCCTTGATGTCGTAGCTGCGACCCGTGACGGCTCACGCGGTCGTACGGCGGACCTGCTCTACATCGATGAGGTACGAGAGATATCCGAGGAGGGCTTTAGAGCTGCAACGCCTACGACTCGTGCCCGGGCTAATGCTCAAACCTTGCTTACCTCTAATGCCGGCGATGCCTTTAGTACGGTGCTTAATGATCTACGCGAAAGAGCTCTAAGTTTTCCTCCTAAAACCTTTGGTTACTACGAGTACTCGGCTCCTCAGTTTGCAGCTATTACAGATCGTGATGCGTGGGCGATGGCTAACCCGGCACTCGGCTACACCGTTACCGAGGAAGCACTCGAGGAGGCGGTAGCTACTCAGCCGGTAGAGACGACTAAAACAGAGCTCCTATGTCAATGGATCTCGAGCACTCAAAGCCCGTGGCCTCATATGTCGGTAGAAAATGCCGGAGACAAAGATCTAAAAATGTCACCGGGACCCCTTACTATTTTTGCCTTTGATGTTGCACCCTCGCGCCGTGATGGATCGCTCGTAATGGGTCAGGTCCTACCCGATGGCCGCATAGGCGTAGCCGTGCTTGAGGTATTTCACTCGGACGTATCTATCGATGAGCTCTTTATGGCAGACCATATTGCCAAGTGGTGTAAAAACTTTTACCCTCGGACCGTTTGCTATGACAAGTACACGACCGCCTCAATAGCCAAACGCCTCGAAATTAACGGCGTACATATCACCGACATATCCGGGCAAAAGGGGTACCAAGCCTCCGGCGATTTATACGAAGCTCTAGCTAATAACCGCTTAGTGCACTCAGGCCAAGATTTACTCGTTACTCATTTTGCTAATTGTGCGGCTAAAGAGTCCGATAGCTCGTGGCGTATTGTCCGGAGAAAATCGGCCGGCCCCGTAGATATCGCTATCGGCGTATCGATGGTCGTGCATATCCTTAATCAACCGATGGGCGAGGCCAAGGTATACATCTAAGACACGACACGTAATACCTGATTTTATGCTTGACATTTTGAGAAAATTCCTCCTATGGGATTACTCCAAACTTTAGGGCTTAAGAGCTCCGATAAACCTCAGGTAGAGGCTCAGTACGCACCTGCTGTAATGGATACTACGTACGGTTATGGATCATTTAATACCGGTAATTTTGGTTATAACGGCGTAGGTATCGATCGTAATTTTGCTTTACAAGTTTCGAGCGTTGCACGTTGCCGTAATTTAATTGCCGGCGTTATTGCATCTATTGATTTATCACTTTATAAAAAATCTACGGGCGAAAAGTTAGGGTCTCCGGTTTGGTTAGAGCAGCCGGATATTCGCCAACCTCGAAGCCTTACCATCGCTGCAACCGTAGATAGTTTGATATTTTATTCGGTTGCATATTGGCGTGTTACATCTTTGTACGCCGATGATGGCCGTCCATCCGGGTTTGAGTGGGTAGCTAATAATCGCGTTACATACACGACTAATCAATACGGTACAGAGATCCAAGATTATTTCGTCGATGGTAACAAAGTACCTATGGGCGGTATCGGATCGCTCGTTACTTTCCAATCTTTGCTACCTGGTGTATTGCAGAGTGCAAGTACGACTATTAAAGCTGCATACGATGTACAACGTGCGGCGGCTATTAGTGCAGCTACACCAATGCCTACTGGTATCTTAAAAAATAACGGAGCAGATTTACCGGAGTCTCAGATACAAGGACTACTAGCAGCTTTTAAGAGTGCTAGACAAAATCGCAGCACCGCATATTTAACGAGCACTCTTGATTATGTCCCTACATCTTTCTCACCTAAAGACATGGCCTACTCCGAATTTTCTCAGTACCTCGCTACCGAAATTAGCCGCGCGATGAACGTACCGAGTTACCTAATTAGCGCGGACATGAATAACTCAATGACGTACCAAAATATTTTAGATGGTCGTAAAGAGTTTGTAGCGTATTCGTTGCAGCCTTACATTTCCGCTATTGAGGATCGTCTATCAATGAACGATATAACAAACGGATCTAATCAGGTCCGGTTTGCCGTCGATGATACTTTCTTACGTGTAGATGCTAAGGATCGTTTAGACATTATCGAGAAAATGTTAAACCTAGATTTAATTAACGTAGATCAAGCCCGACAAATGGAGCAACTAACACCGCTAGGAGATACAAGTGCTACTAACGTTTAGCCAAGAAATACAGGCCGCAGATACAGAGCGTAGGATCGTATCCGGACTTGTTGCACCATATGGCGAGATCGGACACACATCCGCAGGCCCGGTTATGTTTGAGCGCGGCTCAATTACATACGCTGAGGCAACAGATATAAAATTACTTATGCAGCATCAAGCCGATAAACCGGTAGGGCGCGCCATTTCATTTTCAGAGTCCACATCACCGGCGGGCGTTTACGGATCCTTTAAGTTATCTAGCAGCACTCGAGGACAAGATGCTCTAGTACTAGCTCAGGAAAACCTAGTATCCGGCTTATCCGTAGGGGTCGATGTAACGGCCTCTAAGCCTATGGGGGATTACCTGTTAGTAACGGCGGCGGTCCTCAAAGAGGTAAGCCTCGTAGAGAGTGCGGCCTTTTCTAGCGCCTCCGTAACTGATATTGCAGCAGCTCGAGCAGCGCTTGAGGCAGCTACAAGTACAAAAGAAAAAACTACAACTATCTCTACGACCATCGTAGAGGTCGAAACCGAAACTGAAAGCGAGGAAGCTGTGACTACAGCCCCTGAAAATACACCGGAGGATACTCCGGTAGATGCACCGGCAGAGGCTGAAAAAGTCGAAGCCGCTCGTAAGATCATCCGACCATCCGTACTAGACTCTCAGCGAGTACGTACACCTATTACATCTATGGGCGCTTATACAGAGCACAAGATTAAAGCTGCTCTCGGTAACGATGACTCAAAGCTTTACGTAACCGCAGCCGATGATAGCTTTGCTACAAACCCTGCATTTTCACCTACTCAGTACCTAGCGGAATTTCCAACGAATACTCGTTTTGGTACACCGGCTATCGATGCTTGCAGCCGTGGAGTTTTGCCAACTAACGGTATGACTATTAACGTCCCATCACTCGTTACCTCAGCCGGCGGCGGTACAGGCGTAGCACCTGTAGTAACAGTTGAGGCAGAAGCCGGAGCGGTACAAAATACCGGGATGGAGACGGCTTACCTAACCGGTACCGTATCTAAGTACGCCGGCATGAATACGATCAGCGTAGAATTGTTAGAGCGCTCAGATCCTAATTTCTATGCAGAGCTTACAAATCAGCTACAAAACGCGTATCTAAAGACTCTCGATACGACAGTACTAAACGCACTAATCGCGGCAGGTCAATATAGCTCAGGATGCGATGCAGACTCCGCAGGTATTATTGAGTTTGCCTCAGACTCAGCTCGTAAGGTTTACGAGGCTACAGGTTATTTTGCTAATAACTACATCGCCAATGGATCACAATGGCAGCTACTAATGGGCGCTACAGATACTACCGGGCGACCAATCTACTCAGCATCTCAGCCAATGAACGCAGGCGGTCTAGTGCAGCCGGGATCTATTCGAGGCAACGTACTCGGACTCGATCTCTATGTAGATAAAAACTTTACCGCTACTACAACGATCGACGACTCAGCCGTAATCCTTGCACCTGAGGCATTTACGGTTTATCAATCACCTACGGCGTATATGTCAGTAAACGTAGTATCAAACCTACAAGTGCAAGTAGCTATTTACGGCTACATGGCAACTATCGCAAAAATGCCTAAGGGTATTGTTAAGTTTAACCTTAACTAAATAAACCACTAATAGTCGGTACCCCTCTTAGCCCTTTGAGGGGTACCGGCCCTAGTAAGTAAGGAGAATAAGATGCCTGCAACGTACGTAACCGAAGCCGAGCTACGCGCTAACCTCGGCATCGAAAACCTTTACTCGTCCGATATTGTCGAGACGTGCTGCCAAACGGCTCAAGATTTACTTAACCAATTTTTATGGTTTGACTCAGCTCCGGTCGTAGGTACCGCGTTACAGAATAACGTTGCTACCATAATGATCGCTAACCCTGCAATATTTAGCACCGGGGACTCCGTAACCTTGAGTGGATGCGGCTCAACCTATAACGGGACTTACACAGTTACCGGCACGATCCCATGGACGGCCGGCACTACTACGCAATTTCCATCGATCGCATTTAATAACATGGCTTTTAATTGGCCTAATGGTTATAGCTTTATACAGTTTGCTAAGACGGCAGCTAACGCTAATTTTACGCGAGTACTCCCTTATGGCTCAGCCGTAGGCGCAGACACAAAAACAAATAGCTACGCGACGACTCCGGCCGTACGCGAGGCCGCTATGATCTTGGCCGTAGACATTTTTCAGGCCCGGCAGGTTAGCCAAACCGGTGGCGTATCCATCGACGGATTTAGTCCAAGCCCCTACCGTTTAGGTAATGCGATGATCGGCAAAATTCGCGGGCTCATCGCCGGTTATCAAAATCCCGGAAGCATGTGCGGATAAATGCCGGTACCTATTACTACTTTACGTGCCTCACTAGCTGCGGCCCTTGCTAATGCAAACGTTTGGAATACGTACAGTTTTCCGCCTGCAACTATTACCGCTAATAGCGTAATCGTTAGCCCGGCAGATCCTTACATAACACCGACCAATAACGATTACGCCAATATTTCGCCGATGGCATCCTTTAGAATTATTTGTACGGTGCCGCTCTACGACAACCAAGGCAATTTACAAGGTATCGAGTCGCTTGTATGCGCCGTATTCCAAAAGTTAGCAGCCTCGCCTATCGTTATGAATATTGGGGCCGTAAGTGCTCCGAGCGTACTTAGCGTACAAAGCGGCGATTTACTAACGACAGACATCACTATCTCAATACTAACCGAGTGGAGTTAAGCATGAGCCTAACCGATGAAGATATCGCCTTTCTTATTAAGATAGGGCAGATCACCGAAGCACCAAAAAAAGAAACAAAAACACATACACCTACTACAGAGAAAAGCGAGGAATAGGCGATGGCCGTATTTCTATCAAACGGAGTGGTCGTAACGCTAAATTCGATCGCACTCTCCGACCATGTTACAAGCGCGACAATTAACCGCGTTTTTGAGGAACTTGAGGTCACTGCTATGGGGGACTCCTCAAGAAAATTTACAAAAGGTTTGGAGACAAGCACGATCTCTTTAGACTTTTTGAGCGATACCGCAGCAGCTAACGTAAACGCAACGCTACAAGCTGCGTGGGGTACGACCGTACCTATTACGCTAAAGCAAACTAGCGCGACTACCTCAGCTACTAACCCTCAGTACGCAACTACCATCCTGGTAAATAACACGACAGATATTAACGGCGCCGTCGGAGATATCGGTACTCAGAGCATCACGTTTACGTGTAACTCACCAATCGTAATTACAACCGCACCATAACAAACTAACAAAGGGGCAACAAATGGCACGACTCAAAATAACAAGGGCTACGGGCGAGGTAACAGAGCATCAAATCTCGCCGCGAATTGAGTACGCCTTTGAGTTATACGCAAAAAAAGGTTTTCATAAAGCCTTTAGAGATGACGAGAAACAGAGCGACGTATATTGGTTAGCGTGGGAGTGCTTACGCACTAGCGGCGAAACCGTAGCGATGTTTGGGGCAGAGTTTTTAGATACCTTGGCAAAAGTCGAGGTACTAGACGATCTACCTTTAGCTTAGGGCGCGGCACTTTAACTCATTTGGTAGCGCAACTATCAATACGGTTAGGGGTCGCGCCTCAAGCGATACTCGACTTAGATGCCGAGATGTTTAAGATGTTAGTAAAGGTATTAAACGAGCAAGCGGAGGAGGCTAATAAAAATGCCGGTAGCTATAAAAGGCGTACGCGAAACCGTTAAAGCTCTCCGTAGGCTTGATCCTGAAATGCTTAAAGAGATGAACGCCGAGGTACGT